CTGATCGAGTCGTTAGACAGTTTTACACCACTTTGTGTTTGCCCTGGCTTCTCTTCGTAAATGTAAAACTCATCAACCTTGTCGACGATCTTTACACCTGTCATTTGATCTTTCTTGTATTTTACTTCACGGACCTTTCGAATTCGAGCGGCATCAATAGGTCTAATCTCTTGGATACCCGCTTTAGTATTGGCCTCATTGACAAGTAGATGATGATATGATCTACCATCTACATACCAAGATCTAAAAAGTTCATGACCAACTTCATTAAAACGAAGCAATGCGACGATGTTCTCAAACTCTTCGCGAACCTGATCTTTAATTTTATCACCGGCTTCAATATCGTCTAAGGAAAGTTCTAGAGATGATTGTAGTTCTGATGCTGAAATGGTTTCATTAACAATCTCGTCAACTGCCATGTCAACTTCAGGGTGCATAGCAACACCACGATAACGCAGGATAAGTTGGTGATTGTCTTTCGACTCATCCCCTTCCATGTTGATATACTGACCAAAATGACCAGCGGTAGCCGTTACATAACCCGCGCCGTCATTGTCAGACGGTGGTACAACAGACTGTAATTCCTGCTTACCACGATCACCCTTTTTGGTTCTTTTTATTTCAAAACCAAAAAGTTTAAGTGTGTTAATATTATCAGCCACTATGATTTTCCTTTAATATTGTCGTTGACCGCCAAGTACACGCAATCCTTTTAATAGCCCGTCTTTGGTCATCCGACAGCATTCCGAATTTTGTGATTTCTGACACACCTTTCCACATAATCAAATCTTGCATATGCCCATATTTTTCATATAACTTACGGTGTGCTTCAGCATGTTCTTCAACTGTTAGTTCGACTATATTGTCTGGGTCATCAGTTCCACCCATGTGTTTTGGCACAATGTAATGTATTTGTTTCGTAACATTCCCCTTAATGAATGTAATAAAAAAGACGGGGACTATCCTCTAAGGAAAGGAAAGGGGCGACCTATTCATCCCCGTCTGTTTTACTTATAACGAAATTAACTCGTCGTATTTGATTCCCAATACTGGTATGAGAACGTCACATCAAAGGTTTCTATCTGATCCCTTGTATCATAATCGAGTTGAATTGGTCCAACAATAGTCGGGAACGCGCCTCTGAATGTATAACGCTTGATTACAGATTCATCACGATCTAATTGATCAACAAGCAAATCTGATTGGTAGTCAACTGGATTTGTCAAACCTGTGTTAGCACTGTGAGCATTCATTCCGTTCATCCATCGTTCAAACGAATCACGAATGGTGAAGTCAGTATCGTTGATGATAGTGACCGTCCAATCTTCGAATGTGCGATCGCCCGAAACCTTAAGTTCGCGCCCTCTGAAGGGAACAGCGAACGAGTTGGTTGAAGACTGTGGTAACTGCGCAGTTTTACAAAGGAATGACGTAAGTTCTACGTCACCCCCTGCGTATGCTGGAAAGTTAAGTGTTGCTTTGAACAGATTCGCTCTAGCGCCACCACCTCGCAGTTTCGATTTAAAGTCGTCGACTCCTAGTAATGCCATTTTCTATCTCCTAGACCAGCCCAACGACTTCATCAAAGTCTACACCAGTTCTAACCGCTACGAAGTTTAAGGTAACGTAGTTGATAGATCGAGCAGGCTTAATAAAGACCGAAGCGACAAATTGATTGTTATCAATGATATCAGAAGTGTTGTTTGTTTCATCACACACTACTCTGAAATCAGTGATACCCCGTCTACCCTTAATCTCTCTCAAGAAAGGTTCGACAATGTTAACGAACTCCGCACGAGTGAACTCATCATTGAATTCGAACATAACGTTCTGTGCGGCACCTTTGATTGCTCGTTCAACGACTAAGAATAGGCGTCGGACGTTGATGCGATCAAATGCGGAAGGACGACCAAGTTTGGTCTTGTCACCATAGAGCAGAATACCTTGGCCAGGAAGATTTACAATCGGGTTAATACTTGCCTTGTACAATTGGTCACGTTGTGTTTTTGTGGCATTGTAAGCAAGAGAAGTAACACCGAAGTACTGTCCACGTCTTGAACCAGCAGGTGAGAACCATGGGGCGGCAACAAGATCTGTCGAAGCCATAACACCCGCAGTCGCAGCAGCCGCTGGAATAAACACATACTTATCAGTATACTTGTTGTACACTTTTAAGTAGTTGTTGTCAACTATGAGATATGATGACGAGTTTAAGGTGTTCGCCCAAGTCACGGTAGTAGAAGCAACTAAAGAAGTATCTGTTTTGTTGACGACTAAGTCTCGCGAGGGTGATGCCACGACAACACAATCTTTTCTTCTCGCGGCAATGCCTGTGAGATAATCAATGATTGTTTTTTGATCTTCGTTTGATTGTAATCCAGGAGCAACTAAGAAGTCTACTTGAATATTCTCTTCATCTTCATACTGATCGAAGCCAAACTGATAACCACCAACATTTAGTGCGGTGTGAACTCCAGACCCAAGAGAATAGTTATTAACTGATGAATCTCCAGAACCAGTAAACGTTGCTGCGGTACTGATACCCGTAAACTCTGATGCTAAACTAGCGATCCAAACGTATCGTGAGTTGTTATTCAACACCTCGGCAACATTGTTTGTTGATCCGTCGTCTGTCTTGGCGTCTGTTGCCAAAGACAAGTAAGCATAAGTTTCAAGAATAGTGCCAGGCTTTCCACTGATTCCGCCGTTTTCGTCGTATACAACGACGTGGACTTCATCACCAGCATCAGCAGTGTGTTGTGCTACTTGCGCAGAGGTTCCTGGCGCAGCATCAAACAGTGAAGACATAGAAATGTTATCTACAGTCCACACACTAAAAGCGGAGTCACCGGTGCTTGAAGGGCAAACAGATACTTTGATACTGTTTCCGATAGTTCCTGGATACTTAGCAATAATTTTGTTATTGGCAAGAGATAACTTACTTTCTTCCCAGTTTACTAAGTTTTTAACTAGAACTCCATCATCTCCGTTCGCAACAGCATTTCTAGCAGAAGAATCAGCAGCACGAGTTACATAAGCGCTTCCTGAATATTTTAAAAACATTGATGCTGATAGAAAATCTGTTTCATCAGCCGCAGAGTCGAGGGAGGGCGATCCAAAGGTAGAAACTAATTGCGCTTCGTTGCCTATAAGAATCGGTTGCTCCACTGGTCCCCAATTGAAATCTCCTACTAACGCTCCCGTAGTGGAAGTGACCGCTGGTACAACACCAGACAGATCAAATTCTTTTACGAGAATGCTGGGAGACTCAGATGGTATTAGTGCCATGGTCGTGTCCTTTTTTTCGTTAACATATGATAAGAAAACATAATACGGTTGATTTCACTGTATTTATTTATAAATAAAATAAACTCAGTACATCTCATTCGTTTCATTGTAAATTTGCCACGGGGCATACTTCATCTTATCTTGTTCTTCTATTTCTCTTATCGCATCACTACCATCGTCAACAAATCCAAACGGAACAATCGCATCTTCAATTTCTCGCATTTGATTCTCAAACATCATTTGTTTTAAATTAATATCAGTCATATCAGAAAACATTTGTGTAGAAACAAAGTAACCTAACATAACAAGATTCATCATCAAGTCATCATGGTTACCATCACTCGCTTCGTATGATTGTCCTTTCGAAACAAAGGTAGATATCTCAAGTATTGTGTTTTCATCACAAATATCGAGTTTCCTTTCTTCGAGCAGATCTTTAATACCCGAACAGCCTAAACGCTTTGATTTACGTGTCATCTCAATGCCCACAGCGTTTGCTTTTATAGCAGATTCTACATGGACATTCTCATACTCTAAATCATAGTATAAACCTCTACACACAATACTGCCTTGATCGTTTGACTCGATAATGACATACGCGTTGTTGTAGACTTTTGCGAATTTATATATAATATCAGGGAAGAGTATTGGAGAAATAGTATTGTTTCGATACACAGCCACTTGTTTAAAGGGTCGCACAGTTATATCGATGACGTTAAACGTCGAATAATCCTGTCCTCTTCCCCTTGCTACATCGACAGTCATAAGATATTCGTGATCTTTTTTGGTCTCTTCGTAGACCTTTACGTCACCGCCTTCAAGTACTTGGATGGGTGGTTTCGATCGTAGATCTAACAGAGTGTCAGAATTGATCAGTGTATCACCTGTCCCAAAAAAGGTGTTACCGAATTCTTGGTCGAACTGAAGTTGAGAAGTGTTCGATACTGTTTGGCGTTTCCACTCTTCGTCTCGCCCAGGGACATCCCACCAGTTTACCGTATAAGGTTTGTACTCGTTTGTTTGTTGAACAGCCCCTTCCCAAATCTTATGAAAAGTATTACCAATACCGTTGGCGGTAGATGTTATAATAACTTTGGTGTCTCTACCAGAAGAAATTACTGGATACGTCGAAGTATAGAACTCACTTGCTCTTTCAACAAAAGCAAACTCGTCAAGAAAAAGTAAGTTGACAGACATACCACGAATAGAACTACCAGAAGTTGCTGCCGCAACAATTCTAGAATTATTAGAGAATTCAATACTACCTTTGTTAAGGGCACGACACCCAGGTTGTAAAAAGAAAGGCAGATGTTCGAGCGCGAGTGTTACTCGTTGTAACATTTCTCGTGCCGTCGCGCCTTTGTTTGCGAGTACAGCAATCGTTTTCTCGGGGTGAAATATCGCATACCACAGTAGATATACAACAGACGAGATAGATTTACCAGACTGGCGACACGCAAGAACAATAGAGAATCGATTATCATTAAAATGATTGAACATTTGTTCTTGGTAAGGATAAAGATCAAAGTTGACAAGACCCTCATCAAGTGATATAATCTTAACATATTTCCTAGCAAAGTAAGATGGGTCAGACATACACTTAGCATATTCAACCACTTCGTGTTCAACCCATTGCTGTTGAACCCCGTCTCTTTTTACATTAATATTACCGAGATAGTGTTCATGATCATTCATCCGTTGCGCTAACATCAATTACCCTTTGTTCGTCTTCGCTTTTTTTCAGTAGTCGCTGTAAGTCAGTCGTGCTACCAATGAATACATTATTATTGGTGATTGCTTTCGGTTCATCCTTCTCTTGAGTAATATCTTTTGTTTTCTTATTAAGTTCCATTAACTTATCGTTAACATCAGATATATTCTTAATCATGCCCGAAAGAACTTCGAATGCGCGTGGGTGTTCTGATTCTCGGGCTACCTC